TTCAAATTTTGACCAATCAATTCTAAGTTGCTGAGTGCTTTTTAAAGGACTCTCGATTGAGTCGTATTTAAAAGAGTTAAACTCGTTAAAGTCTGTTGCTCCTACTTGATCGACAAGATCTGACGCAGAAGCCTGGACTGGTTTAGCGTCACGCAAAATTGATTTTACGAATGATGGTGAGCTGAATGTTCCTACTTTAAAAGTCATATTTAATTACTCGTTCATTCCGTAATTTGAAACACGTTTGATGCATCCTGGTGTATGTTTTTTACTCCATTCACTACGGTCATGATATCCATAATGTATGTTCTGCCTATTTCAAGGCAAGAGGCATTAAACGTAAAGAACATTCCCTCAGAGTCGCTTGAAACACGCGTAGAGTTTTTTACATTGTCAAACGGTATTACAACATTACCTGTTTCTACTTCTCTAACCGAATAATAAACATTGCTTAAAACTATGCCTGATAACTCAACAGGAGTTTTTACTAATTTAACGTAAGGACTATTTTCATCAAATATGTTAACTCTTGCAGAAATGTCTTGCGTGCTAGCATACTTTTGATCTATTCCGCTTATTGTTATTCTATAGAATTTTTTCTTATTTGATGCCGAAGATCTTTCAGGTTTTTTCGCTTCAATTTTACTTCCCGACACAAAAGCAAGTGTGGTATCATTAGAAATCCAAACAGGCGTAAATTTCACTGATCCTGACTCTGCAATTCTAGCTGCTATAGTTGTATTTGAAGAGTCTATATTGACAGTTGACGTGTAAGTTCCTGTCACGTAATTGCTTCCTAAAGAGAATTGAGATCCTGAAAAAGTTAATGAGTAACCACCTGTTTCAGTTACAAGCTTTAGCTTAAGACAGTTACTGCCTGTAAGTGATGCTGATGACGACACTAAGTTTTTTAAGTTGCCTTTAACGTAATTGTAAAGATTTATTTTGCAATCTTCGTCAAACGTTAGATTTTGAGTATCGTCTATGATAGAGTCATCAAATTTAACAATTAATTTTGGACGCTTTGTTTCGTCGTAAGCGTGACGACTTGCAAATCTTTTGACAAAGTACGTGTTTGAGTCTACCTCTAAAGATCCTGTAAAAGAAATTCTAAAGCCTCTATCAGGTAATTCTTTTGTCAATGTCGCCGACACTATGGAAGTTACATCTACTAATAGGTCTTCTGTGCCGAGCGCAAATGTTTGTTTTGCTTCTGTGTTAATTATAGAATTTGATCCTGTAATATAGTCACAAACTTGTGTAGCACCGCCGGCAGACTCACAACCGCTAGAATTCCACAAAACTCCTCTTGAAGATGACAGCCAATTAGCGGCGTCTGTATCAGAAAAATAAACTAAGTCCTTGCCGAGTCCTTCTTCAAATGAAGCTGAAAGAGGAAAGACGCTTATAGTAAAATTTTGAGGTGTTGGTTGACCTCCGAAAACGTCTTTCAAAGATAACTGACACTGAAACGAGCTGTTGTTAATGTCGATACTTCCTGACTTCCACAATGCCTCAACGTCAGTCAAGTCAAAGTGTATTAGCAGTCTTGATAGTTCATCTATGACATTAGATTTTTCAGGCGCAAGGTTGTGTAATTTAAATAAATCTAAAGTTCCTGCCAAGCCTACGTTTCCAGAAACTCTAGAATTGGAACTTACAACTTTATTAGTAATGTATGTGTCCCTGTCAGCTTTTAGACTTCTATACATTTGACACCGCTTTACCTATGATATTAATGTCTGGATAACGAATTTCAAAGATTGCACCTTCTGGCGGGTAGACAATTTGATTTCTGGTGTTTGATCTTACGTCAAACACCGTTTCTGAGTATTCTCTATTTTTTTCTATTCCAAAAATATTTCTAATAGTAACAGATTCTACTCCAATTACACCTTCGTGCGAATATATTGTACTCACTATGTCTGACTTGACGAGAGGTTGATTTATGTGAAAGTTAGTGATACTGAGCTGGTTTTGCAAAGATGAGATAATTGTTTTTATTAACGTTGTCTTATTGTATGAAGGATCAGCAACTACTTGAAAGAAAATTTCAAGATTTATAACTTCTGCGTCGAGAATGTCTATTGCATCAGAAATCATTCTATAAGAGTTAAGATAACGCTTAAGATTTATCTTTAGACTGTCGGGTGATGTTATTAAAGCCCCACTTGGAGATCTTGAAATAATGTGCAATCTCGATGCCAGAGGATTATTAGGATTGTTAGAAACTGATGCTCTAAAAACTCTTCCGAAGTTTGAAGGCATTGTATAAACTCTTGCCAATAAATCTTCTTTTGTAACAATTCTTTCTTGAGCGCTTTTTAGAGCAGGTACAAGTGCTAAAATTTCGTCAGTTGTTGGTGCGTCTTCTCCACCAGTTGCTTGCTCTGGGTTATAAATTTCAATTCCATTTTTAACTTGGGCTTGTAGATCTATAGAAGGATTTTCTGGGAATTCTACTTCAAGAACATTAATTGTCTTTATACTTCCTGCAGAAACATTATGGGATAGACCTCCGCCATAGCGATATGTTACTATGAGCGTTGTGTTCGAAGGCCCGATGCCAAGCGTCGATGTTTGTAAAAGTCTTTGAGGATTAACCGCTCTTCTAGAAAATGTTTGAGTGTATCTTAACGGAATTGCAAATTCTGATGGATCAGGTATTGCATCGTCGTCTAAAGAGTCAGCAGTTCCACCTCCAAAAGTTAAAGTGACTGTTCTATCGTTTAGTGATGTTTGCTTTGTGTACCTGTACGGTGCAGGAATTACCTTAAGTGAATCTTTCACCAAGCTATTGTCAGAAGAAGAAACATTGAGAGTATTTCTATAGACAACATCGTGAGTTAGATTCTCAACTTCATAGTATATATTTCCCTTTGTGTCAGTAACCGATATAATATTAGAAACGTCTGGTTGTGATAGAGTAATTACTTTAAAAGCAGAAAATTCTCCAATTTGAAAAGACTCTGTCGTTTGCACGCCAGACAAGCACTGACCTGAAAGTTTTAAAATTTTTGTTGCAATATTACCTGCTATTCTTCGACCATTGCTGACTTCAACATTTTCATTTAACTCCACAGCATTTGTTACAGGATTCAGTTGCCAAAACTGAACGTTGTCTAGCAACGTAAATCTTGTTCCATTGTCAGACTGAAGAACAGCATTTGCTACTATTGTAGGAAGCAAATCGATTCGAGGGCTTAAGTTGTTTACGCTATCAACAGGAACTTCTATATAAAAGTCGACTGACACTATAGAAGGAGATGCACCGACTATTTGTAGCCCTGCATTTCTTATGATTTGTTCAATATTTTTTGACTCAACGACGGTGTCGTAGCTAAGTTCTCCATAAAGATGGTCAAGATAAAATGATAAATTATCACCTACGTACGCAGCCATGTCTAAGAACAGGCCGCCTAGTGATGCATCTGAAAAATCTTTAATTCTATCAGGATAGTATTGACGTGCGTAGTCTAAAAGCACCCTTCTAAAACCGTCAAAGTCTCTAGCGAGATAATTTCTTTCTCTGACTGTCTTTAGTGCCTGCTTATTGTTAATTACTGACATTTTCTATCCAATTTACTTACCATAATTAGATACAAGACTACATAACGTACAAAATAATTTGAAGCGCTCTGTCGTTATCCTCAAGAGAAGGAATTCGATACGTTATATTAAGTTTTACAACTCCTGTACTTTTATTTTCAGTTCTGTCAATTACTGACTCAAATGTGTTTAAAGTAACATGAGGCATCCATTTTTCTACTGCACTTTTTATTCTTATGATAGCTTCATTATCAAAGTCTTCTTGGCTAACAAATTCAGCTGTTAGAGGTTTAAGATTTGCACCAAAATCATACTGACCCAAGCGTTCACCCCAATTAGTCAAAATAAGATTTCTAAGATTGTCTGCAAACTGGTCTGATAGGGAATAGTTCATGGACAAGATTCCCTCGCTTGAATTGCCTAATTCAAGGGGCGTCTTTATCCCAAAAGGAATTTTAGATGACTCAAGTATTTCTGCTTCTTGAGCTTGACGAGTCTTACCTACATTTTTAAAGCTATATACTGCCATATGTTATCTAACTATTAGTTCGGTCTAAGCGCTTTGTACTGGTGGTTCTTCAACTCCTAATAATTTATAAGAATTTACTATCATAAGAACTTTTTTTTGCCCAATTTTTAATTGCCCACCAGTACTAGATATGCTTCTGACATCAAATCTTCTTCCTGAAGTATCAGTTTCTGCAGTAAGATTGTTCTTGGAAAGAATCTCGCTATCTACATACTGCTTAATTACATTGTCAGGTGCATTCCAGAAGTATGGTAGTCGCTTAAATGCAGACGCTAATGCACCGCGTTTTGGTTTGTACGCAGCAGTGCCTATATTTGATTCATCTTGCTGCCCTCCTTCAATCGTAGTGAATGCAGGTTGTTGCCCACTAAAATTATTGGGATCAAAAGGCGTTTCAACAACAATTACGTGCTCAGGATAGCCAATTACTATAATGTCACCTTCCCGAATTGCAGGCATAGATTTAGGATTTTCTCCGCCCCTAATTGCATCTCTTGTCTTGGCATAAACCATGATTGCTGCAACTGCTGACCCGACTGGATAATTGTCATTAAAGTAGTCTAACAGTACTGAAGTTGTGTCTAACCTTTTACCGACTGCTGTATTTTCATCTGGTTGTGCTGTTTCTCCTACGCGAGGTGCAAATTTTTGTGTAACATAAGGTCTTTTTACGCCATCGACTTCAGCAAATTCTCCGATAAAAGGATTTTTCCATCCTCCTTTTTTAGGATTATAAACATATGATGCTCCTGCTGCTCTTAGACATGCACGTGCAAATAGACCGCAGCTAGATGCAACTTTTGCCATATCAATTGCAGTAGCTTCATTTTGAGCGTATTCAGTATAAAAAATAAATTCAGAATACTCTTTAGGATTTTTGCTCCATTTTAAAGAACTGCCATCAACACCCATTGAAAGCGCTGACTGAGCTTTTGCAACAACAGCACTTCCGCCTCCTCCACCACCCGCCCCAGCTGGCAAAATTTCAACTTGCGGCTCCTCATCAAGTGGCAAATCATAGCCTCTAAGCGCAAAAGGATCGTCTAATTTTTTATCTTTTTGCGTTGATGGAGGTGGAACCGGTCTAGGTGGTGGGATGTTTTCTTCAAGCATTTTAGCAAGTTCTTCATCTGACAATTCTGATACGTCCTTATCGACAGCTGACTTTTCAAAATTTTCAAAATTAAACTGATCTGATATGGACTTAGGAATATCAACAGAAGGATTATATTGATCAGCGCCGTAAGGTCTTCCTCCTACTATTGATCCGTCTGGGGCTTCTGTTGATGCTTGGGGTTTTTTATCTGGGTCATCTGGCTTAGGAACGACTTCAACAGCGTTGGCTGGCACTGGGGCTGCAGACCCTTGCTGTTCATACTCAGGCACCATCTGATTCTTGGTTTGCGAAGATGCTTTTTCAACATCTGTTTCTTTCCCAATTTCTGGTGGGCTAGGAGGCGAAGATTTCGTAGAATCGTTTCCTGCTGCAATACCAACAATTCCATTTTTATCAGACCCAATAGTAACAGCCATTGCATGAAAGACGCTCATCTCTGTTATCTTTCTAGCCAAGACTTTTCTTGCTGCTCTCATTGCTATGTCTTGAGGTTTTCCATTATCGTCTATTTTCCCTTCACCCAATAAACCTGAGTCGTCAGCAACAAGACCGCATATTGCATTTAAAGCTTGTGCAGGTCCTTGAGTTAAAAGTTGCAAAACAAACGCAGGCATATTTAAGACTAGCTCAGGTATAAACGTCACAATATTGGCGTTAAACTGACCCACTTGATAAGCAAGATCAGGTCCTACTGACTGCGCAGGAACTCCTCCGCCTTGGCTAAAAGGTTTTCTAACTATTGATCCACCTGCAATAGCCCAATCGTTTGACGGTAGCGCAGGAAGAGTAAGAGGTTTAGGTGGAGGTTTAATAACTGTAGCTTTATTTGCAAGTTCTACTAAGAGACCCGCTGGGGTTAGAGGAACATCCTTATTTAAATTTTGTTTGACAATAGGATCTGTTGCACCTGCTTTTGCAAATTCTTGGGCAAGTGCAGCCGGATTAGGAATTGCAAATTTTACGAAGTCAGTCAAAGATTTTATTTCTATTTTTAGCTGTGGAAAAAGTACTTTGCCCAGTGCAATTGGGTCGCAGGGACCTACTGGGTTCATTAGTTGAAAATTAGATGCAGCTTCAAGCGTGCGTGCATAACTTCTATACAAACCACCTTCTTCTCCGGGAAGGCCTATGATATTTTTATGAAAGTCTTTAAACTTTTTTTCGTCGTGCAAGTCTTTAAAGGCTTCTGCAAATTTTGGGTCTAGCGGAGGTATAGGTTTTCCACAAGGCAGTGGGTCTGTGTTCGGATTGACTAATTCATTAATTACTTCGTCAATAAATTTTGTGACTGCAGAATTTGAATATCCTCTTGTTAACTCTGCATTTTCTTTATTGCCTCCGTGTGATTCAAGAATTCCAGCGTGCACCAAACATCCATCACCAGCTTTTATTTGTGAGCCATTTTCAGACATAAAGATTCACTTAATTAAAACTTTACTTGCATATTTTGCTTGTCCTGCAGCAAGAACAGGAGAATTTTCTCCCGCTCCTGACCCAACAGATCCTGCGAATTGTCCGCCCATTGTTGTAATCATTGGAGGTCCTTCAACTGTACCATTTAATGCATCCACACTTAAGTCTGAGCAGACAATTCCAAGGTTGGCGTCATCGCCACCCAGCTTAATGTATCCTAGCAATGAAGGCTTGAAAACTATATCACCATTACTCTTAATTACTATAGACGCCCATTTACTTGTGTCGGATATTTCATTTTTAATAAATGCTTCTTTTGCATTTTGTGTTTCATCATAGCTCGTTACAAGAATTTCTACATCGGATCTTGCAATTAGTCTTATCTTATCAGATTTTATAACTATTGCAGCATCACCGTCTTCATCATCTTTTATGGGGGTGCCTAGCTGAGATGGACCCGATTTAAATTCAGAGTTAAATTTAGAAAGACCATAATTGTCGTCTACTTTTGTCCTTTGAGAGATTTGTATTCTACTTCTATCATTCTTAAGGTCAAAGTCGCCTTCTTGAATCTCAAGATCATCCTCAGACTTTGCCAACTCTTTTTTAATTTCTGTACCCTTGGACTTCCCTTGAGCATTAAAAATAGAAGTTGTAGAAACTTGTTTTCCAAAAGTACTTTTAGTTTGTCCTCTACCGACGACAAGATCGATACTTCCAGCATCACCTATCAAATCTTTTTCTTCAAAAGAAGGAGAAATACCCAAGAGCGTATTTGTGTCTTCGTATTTCCCTATGCTTGTTGAGCGGTCTGTGCCTAAAACGATTAAGGTATTATTAGTTCCTTCCAGCGCAATATCGCCGGGGCGTTTCTTAAAACGAGGAACTGCTTCATACTGCATCAAACGAGAAGCATCTGTAACTCTTACTAGCTGTTCAAAATATAGTTCGTCATCTGTGTTAAGAAGATAAAGAGAATTTTTATCAGTTCTTCTTCTATCATCAGGCCCTGACAAAGAAACTGAACCATTTCTTAATTCATAAAACGGATCAGTTTTTCCATCATTATTTGCTCTATCTTTTTTAGATGCACGACTTACACCAGCAAATGAAACGTCAAGAGCTCTGGGTGAGTGTGTGTGATTAACATCGTCAGCAATGTGAGGTTCAGTAACCCTACACATCCAATAGACCAATTTAGGATAGTCAGTGGAGTCTGGGTCGGGTATCATTACCCAGACAGTTTCGCCTGGTTTACAAGGTAGAGCAAAATGTGACGGAAAGAATGGAAAAGCAAATAGAGGTTTTGCAGAGTTATAAATGAATTGACCTACAATTGTATTTCTTGGAAGTACAGATGCATACTCCATATTGTATACACCAAGACTTTTCCTCCAGTATTCTAGTTTTTTATCGTTAATGTCTATGACGCTTATTGGATCCGGGATCACGTCAAGCACCACCATTTTTTTAAATGTTGGATTGCTTAGGGGCGGAGCGTCTAACTGCGAAGTAGGGCTGTTTAGCTTTCCTTCGACGAAGTCAGTTGTTATGTCAGCTGAATTTAACAGGTCTCTAGGCTTAAGCGGCATTTTATTGACTCTCTATACGCTTAAATAATTCTTCTGGATCTAGCTCGTCATTTACAACTTCTGACTTGGCGATAAGCTCGGCAAGACGTATAATTTGATCATTTGCTTTACTCATCTTTTCTATGTAAGATGAAAGTGTTTTTCCATGTACAGCGTGCTCTGTGCTGTCATTTTCTACAATTTTTACGAGTGACACAAACAGCACATATGCGTTCTGTCTATCAGCAATTGCATTTTCATAAATTTCTCTCCACAGCTTTTTCTTTTTATCTGATACACCATCAATTTGGTCTAGCAGGGTAGAGAAATCTTTTGCTTTTTGCTCTAGAATTGCTTCTGCATCTTCAATTGTTTTCATAGAATGAATTATTGAGATCTTGAAGTTTCTACCTTTAACTTTTTATAGTAACCCTTTATAGCCTGCATAGTTGTAGTCATCTGCTTAGGTGATAAACCAGATAATTCTCTCATGTAGAGCAAAATTGCGCTTTTATTTAAAAGATCAATGTCATCTAAATTTTCAAAGATTGTTATGATAGAGTTAATACAAGAAAGTTCATTTTCTGATTTTGCTTTAGCTCTTATGTCATAAAGCATTGTGACTATTTCTTTTCTATTTGCAAATTCAGCATCTACATCTTTAAAAGGTAGGTAATTGTATTCTTCTATCAAGCACGTTTCGTAAGAAGATAAACTATCTGGGTCGTCTAAGCTTACGACCTTTTTCATCTTTTGAGCTTTTTGTTTTGTTTTTATAATCAACCAGTTTTTAGCAACGACATTAAAATAAGAGAATGCGTTGGTACCTCGTGTCTCATCAAACTTATGTATAGTTTCAAATAGAAAATTAACGCAGTCGACTTTAAGATCTTCATAGGTGTCGTGCATGCTCGTAAATTTATAAATGTTGATCAAGTTTTCGACTAATTTTTCAAAAGCCGGCATGATGCTTTCAACATAAAGTCTGTCTCTTAGTTTCTTATCAGGCTCGCTTTGAAATTGTACTATTGCTTTGTGTGTGTCTTCATTAAAGTAAAGTTTTAAATTTGTTTTACTCTGCTGTTGTTTCAAAGCAGGATCTTCTAAAAATATTTCAATATCGTTTTCGACAGAGTCAAGCACAGTCAATTCTTGCTCTTCTGCTACAATTGCGACTTCAATTTTTTCTTCGCTTGTAGGCTTTTTTCTTTTTTCTTTTTTCTTAGCCGATTTTGTCATTACTGATAGTAGTTGTATATTAGGTTATTTTTACTAATTTTCTTCTTTGTTATCAAAATTTTCAATAATCATAGAAACTGCATCTCGACATTCAGCAATGTCTCTTACTAAGTCTTTCACAACGGGATCATCAAAAAAAACTTCAGTTTTTGATTTAGCTTCTAGACTTTTATGCTTCTCTTTTAATATATTCAAAGAAA